TATGTTTGCTTGCGGAGATACTAAAGGTGCTTTTGAGTTGACTAGAGTGCTGAAATAGTGGCACTCTAAGGGAAGAAGGAAGAAATATGTGCCGCTAGCTCAGTTGGTAGAGCACCTGACTTTTTTTGGCATACAGAAGTATCTTTGGAAGGGGTATAAATGTTAAGTACTCATTTTCAAGGAAAAATTACAGAATTGCAAGTTGCTAATGCTTTTCTTGAACTAGGCTTTCAGGTTAGCCAACCGTTAGTATCTGATAGTAGATATGATTTTATTGTTGATATAAATGGTAAACTATTAAAAATTCAAGTAAAGACTTTTCGTTTGGGAGAAAATGGCGAATATTTTATATTTACTACAAGCACAAGTCATACTAATACAAAAGGAACTATTAATTGTAGTTATAGTAAAGACGAAATAGATTATTTTGCAACTATGTATGATGGAGATTGTTATATTATTTCAATTTCTGAGTGTGGTAAAAGAGAACAAAGATTAAGAATTAAACCTACAAAAAATGGACAGACAGTAGGAATTAAATTTGCAAAGGATTATATGTTAAAAGATGCTTTCTAAATGACGAAAAATCCGGTTGTCATGGGTTAATCCCATGCAGTACATTAAAATTAATTGATTTTTAAAAAATTTTATGATATAATATATACATAAGATAAAGAAAAGAAAAAATAAAAAATTTAGTTTTGCGGATTGGCGTAACAGTAGCGCAGGAGCCTTTGAAGCTCTAGGAATAGGGGCAGCACCTATATCCGCAGTTTCAACCTCGTCAGCTGAATCATTTGGGAGCCTCGCCAACGTTCAGGGGTGCGAACGACTTAGCGCTTACTATGTCGGGTATTTTACATTTTTTGTCCACAAAGAAAAATGCGAGGTCATAGAAGTACCGCTCGACATCGAGGTATCTTCTGGGGCTGTAACCCGGTGACTCCAAATAACTATATGTGTGGTGTAAGTAGCATACTTTTCAGAGATGAAAAGAGATGTAGGTTCATATCCTACCACGATAATTTCCTTATTAGACAAGTCACAGCAAAATTATTAATAATAGAAAGTATGTTGTAATGTTTAAACCATAAACTTGTCTAGTTACGTTCACAAAATTCCTTTCCTGTGTGCGGCTGCGGGCCCCTTCCCGCAGTCATACTTTCTAAAAATATTTAAGCATATACAGCAAAAATAATAATGACAAGAAATTAACAGGTAAAAGAAAAATTTTTTGATAATTTTTAATAATCTTTCTTCCCCAAAAGAAGTAATATAAAATTATTTATGCTTAGTTTGATATAAAAGGAGATAAAATAATGAATACATTAATGCAGAATTTAAAAGAAGCTACAAATTTTACTTATACTGAAAACGGCGCCTTAGCACATAAAAGTACACTCTCAAAAGTCTATGATATGTTCGCCTTTGGAGCGGCTTACCGCCAAAGGACAGATGAAGACTGTATTAACTTATTTAAAAATGCGCTTGAAGAGGATGAAGTACTTGCATTAAAGTGTTTATTCTGGATTAGAGATTGCCGAGGTGGTGCTGGTGAAAGACGTTTCTTTAGAGTATGTTATAATTGGTTAGCAAAAACTTATCCTGATATTGCTCGTAGAAACCTTGCACAAATTGCTAATTATGGTAGATATGATGATTTATTTGCTTTAGTTGATACACCTCTTGAAGAAGATGTTTTTAAGATTATTAAGATACAACTTGCTATTGACGTAGAGAGTAAGACTCCTTCCTTGGCTGCCAAGTGGATCCCCTCTGAAAATACTTCATCTTCAAAAACTAAGAAAACAGCTAGGAAGTTGCGTAAATATTTACACATGACTTCAAAAGAATATCGTAAAATGCTATCATTTTTGCGTGAAAGAATTAATGTACTTGAAAGATTAATGTCAGCTAATGAATGGGATAAAATAGATTTTTCAAAAATACCTTCTAAAGCTGGTTTAATATATAAAAATGCTTTTGTAAGACGTGATATTATCGCTAAGAAATATGAAGCTTTTGCAAAAGATGAAAATACAAAAGTAAATGCAGATACTCTTTATCCTTATGAAATAGTATCAAAAGTTACTAATGCTTGTAATTGTTATGGTTCTTATTCATTAAAACTATCTGAAACAGGTAGAGCTATGATTAATAAGTATTGGGAAAATCAAAAAGACTATCTCAATGGAGAACCATGTAAGATGATATGTGTTGTTGACACCTCTGGAAGTATGTATGGGTATCCTATAAATATCGCAATTAGCTTAGGCTTATATTGTGCTGAAAGAATTGGAGGTCCATTTAAAAATCATTATATTAGCTTTGCTTCAAAACCACAATTGATAGAAACTACTGGTATTGATTTTGTAGACAAAGTACAAAGAATTTATAAAACAAATTTATGTGATAATACTAACCTTACAGCGGTATTTAAATTATTAAAAGAAACTAGTTTAAAAGCTAATCCGGAAGATAGACTTAATACTGTTGTAGTTATTTCTGATATGGAAATAGATCGCATGAGTTATTGGAGCGATGATGAAAAAGTAAAAACTGAAATGGAAAGAATCAGAGAAGAATGGGCGGAAGTAGGGTTAGAGATGCCAAAACTCGTGTATTGGAACGTCTATGCACGAAATAACACAATCCTTGATCTTGGTCCAAGCGTATCTTATGTTTCTGGTGCTTCACCCTCAATTTTTACTCAAGTCTTGACAGGTAAAACTGGAAGAGAATTGATGCTTGAAACTCTTAATTCAGATAGATATAAAAATATTAAATAAATAAAAAATAAAGGGAGTGACAATTAAGTCACTCCCTCTTTTCTTTGTTTAACACCTGTATAATTATATGAAGTAATCATATGAAACTCTTGCTTTGAAATTTTATTCGTATCTACAAGTCTACATAAATAATCTAAAGAATAAACTCCTATTTCATATTTATATTTAATTAAATCATAACTTTCCATGTTTTGCTAAACTCCCTTTTATTTTATTAGCTGCTTGGAGCGAGCACGCCCGCCCGCAGCATTTCAAATTAGGTTTTGGAAATTTTTATTCCGAAATTTTATTTTCTAATATTTCCAATCTTTGAGTAAGATTACCTATTAATTCTTGTAATGAAGTATTAGTTTGAGTTAATTCATTAATCTGTTTCTGTTGTCTTTGAATTAAAGCTGTATTAATAGCAATAAATTCTTCATATCTTAAACTATATGTATAAACTGGATTTCCATCATCATCTAAAACTTTAACATCTTCAGTTTCTTCTTCTTGAACAATATTACCATCTTCATCTAATATAGCCTCTTTAATAACTTTTTGTTCAGTTTTAATATCTTTACAGAATCCTGCAAAATCAAGAGCAGTCAAATTATATTTATCTAATAATTCTTCAACATCTTGAGAAATAAAACCAATATGAGTTCTATTACTTGTGTTATTTATAAACTTAAATGATTTAGGTTGAAGTTCAAGTAATAGATTTAAATATCTATCATCAAGATTTTCAATATCTTTTTTAAGATTTCTATCAGAAGTAGAAATTGTTGCGTTCTTCGCATACAGTTGAGTCCACCTGCTTGTACTGCTGCCTAAAGAAGCATATGCATCTGTATAAGGGCGGAAAGCGCCTCCACCGTATGTTGAATAATAAATTAAATCGTTATTGCAACGAAGATAAATGTAACCTGTACAGCCGTTCGTTGCAGCTGAACTTCCATCGTTTCCAACAGATGAAGATCCTATATAAATATTATTATAACAATTTCCTGTAGCATAAGAATAATTAATTCTTGTATAAGAAGTTGAAGATTCTGTAACACTAGAATATGAAGAAATTACTCTATTTGTACCACTGTCGTCTAAACCAAAGATGCCTTTTCCTGCAGTACCAAAGCTTATATTACCAGTCATAGTTCCACCAGCAAGAGGTAAATAACTATGTGTATGAGAAGAGGCGGCGGCCCCTATTTCGCTTAACGTCCAAGATACATTTGCACTTCCATTAAAGGTTTTTCCCGTTGAACCAATAGTTAAGGTTCTAGCGGTTGCTAATGTTGTAGCGGTTGCCGCAGTTCCTTTCCAATACGCCGCAGAAGGGGTTAAATAACTACTAGGCTCAACAATAAATTTATTAGTCCAAGTTACTTTTACTACATCAGGAATAGGATTAATAAAATTAATAACATTAAATGAATAATAACTATCTGTGGTTGAACTAGTATTACTTACTTTAGTATACAATCCATAAGTACTCAAGCCATTACTATCTTGACTAATTAGATAAGCATATACTGTTTCTCCACTACCTTCATAAAAATAAGTGTCTATCATTGGATAACTAGAATGTACAAAACTTATATATAATGAATATGGGACAGTCTGATATCCTCGGGCTATTTCTATTACAATAGGAGTATGTTGGCCCCACTCTTTTATTACTTGTAATGTTGCAAACTGCCAGTACCCAGAACCAACTGGAGTAACTGAATAAATAGGCTCTCCCGAAGCTTTGCTATTTTCAACAATAGTTTCTACTTCTTGGGTAGTACTATAATTATCAAATTTATCATTTACATCTGACCTAACAAGAGATATAGCATTATTTAATTCTGTTTTTGTTGCATAAATACTTGCGGCGGTTAGTAATACGCTCTCTTTGGCGGCGGTTACCGCGCTTGAGGTCGCCGCAGTTGTACTATAATTTTTTAATAAATCTAAAGTATAATTTTCTGATTCTTGCACATAATCTTCTGGTGCAAGTGAATACTGGCTAGGCTGCGAAGCTTGTTCCAGTTTCATGTTATAAATCCAGTAATTAGCTACATTAAAGGTAAACTCCGGAGTAAATACCGCAGTCGCAGTAAAAGGTATCTCCACTTTTTGCCAACTTGTGGTAACATCAATTGAAGTGGTATTATCATTTCCGCATTGAAGTTTAATTGTGTTAGCTTTATTAGATTTTATATAAAATTTTATATATATATCACCAATAACATTAATTTCATTTAAACTTAAATACATATCATCAGTAATGCTAATATAAGCACAAGTATCTTGAATGTTATCGGGATTTGCTGTCGTAACATTTTTAATTGAACTCATTTTTTATTCTCCATTTAAAATAGCTTCAACTTGTGCTTTCAATTTTTCAGGCACATCATCTATTGTTTTTAATCCCTTTTTAATTAATTCTGCATATATTTTAGCCATTATATTCACCTACCCTATCAATTCGTATACGTCACATAATGCAACCTGTAAATCAGTTAATTCAGAGTCTAACGCTACGTTTTTATCTGAAATTAATTTGATATATTCATCTTTTTCATATTCAACTAAATTATATTGAAATTCAGTAATTTCTGTATCATCAACTACTTTAGTTACTTCTTCAATATCACTAGCAATAAATACTTTATTTTCTGTTATTTCTACTTCTTGTGGTTTTTCACCACTGTATGTAATTCCATAATCTACCATGCTAATTGCCTTCCTTTATAATTAATTAAATCCTTTAAATATTTTGTATGTAATCTAAAACCATTACACCATTTTACTAAACCGTTATAGGCTGATAAACATCCTATATCATGTATGGTTAATTTTAAATTGTGCTTTACGATATCTTTTAGGTATAATAATTTATATTTCATATTTTCACATGTTGTTTTTCGCAGTAAAGTAAAATTATTAAATATTCTGTAACCTAAAAAGTCAATGCCTCGTACGTACGTTGGAAATACCTGATAATTTTGCTTTAGTGTTAATCTCAAATTTAAATACAAATAGTCTTTTATTTCATTTAAAAGACTATGTAAAAATTCTTTAGATTGTGAAAGTATGACGCAATCATCCATATTTCTATAATAATATTTAACATGTTTTTCTTCCTTTAACCAATGGTCAAAATCTGATAAATAATAATTTCCACTGTACTGCGATAAATAATTGCCTATTGGTATTCCAGTATTGACATCTTGATTACCGCTTGGATAAATTCTATTTAAATCATCCCATTCAGCTGTATTAATACTATCAGTAATTTCATACAATAGTGATAGTAATTCTTTATCTTTAAACATATTTGAATATTTAGTTTTTAATATTTTATGATTAATGCTTTGATAATAATGTCTTATGTCAAATTTTAAACAGTACATACAATTTTCTTTATCATTGTAAACTGCTTTTTGTACACGTTTTAGACCATATATAAGACCTCGATTAGGAATTGATGAAAATGTATCAGATATGAAATGATTTATTAAACAATGTTCAATCACTTGTAATATTGCCCATTGGCATATTCTATCAGGGAAATAAGGTAATTTATAAATTGTTCTTATTTTTCCACCCTCTTTTTTCTTAAACATTGTATATTCACTTGTTTTATAAGTATGTAATACTAACATATTTTGCAATTTGTGTAAATAATAATCTAAATTTTCATCAACTTCTTGTACTTCTTTATACCAGCCTTTACCTTTTCTTGCATTTTTGTGTGCAAGTTTTAAATTTTCCATATTACATATCTTATCGTATAAATTATTATATCTTTTTTGCATGTGGTGTTACTATGCCTTTCTACTGTTTCCATTTACATATATCGGTTAATTTGTTTTAGTCGAGGCTTCACGAATTGTTACTACCACAACTTTTAACTTTTATATGTTTTGCCAAGAGGCAAGGTTAATCAACCCTTGGTTTATATAATAAACAACCTAAGTTGTTATTACTTAATTAATTAACTGTGCACCCACTAATATTACGATTACGATTACTAACACCATTATTCAAATTCCAATAAAAGCTACTAGCATTCGAGCCATTATTCCAATTACTGCCAAGTTGAGCAATTTTTATATTAGTACGGGTGATTAACCCTTATGTACTTTATTAAGTACTTATGCTTAATATTGTACACTATTATTTACTATTTGTAAAGTAAAATTTTAATTATTTTTAAATTTTTTTATGCGTTTGGAATTTGAACCGCGCACCCACCAATACTACGATAACGATAACCAACACCATCATTCAAAATCCAAAAAAAGCCACCAGCACCCGAGCCAGCATACCAACCACCGCCAAGCGGAGCAATACGATATCCATTTAGATTACTTGTTATATAAGTATAATCTCCTACTGGAAGGGAACTATTACCCCCACTACATTCACTAGTAAGGAATAGCCAGTCATAATCTTCATTACCATAGCCAAAAGCTGATATATATCCACTTGTATTTGCTAAAGTAAATCCTGCGCTTTCATAATTACCATTATTTTTACTTTCGGCATAATCATAATCAGTACAAATATAAGGTACACCGCCTTTTTGCGAACCATTACCATAAATATTAATACCATAGACAAATTTCCAGATATTGCCCCAAGGGTTTTCTTGACCACGATATGAGACGGCTAATTTACCACTTGCAGTCTGGCTTGTACCAGTATAGTCTTTAGTGCTTGTAGCTTGTCCACTTGCATTACCTAAACTTGAGGTACTGCCAGTATATGATGAACAATTATAGCTTGCATTATCTGTGATAGAAACTACACCTTGCCCTAATGCTGTTTGTGTATTCGCAATACCAAATTCAATTAACATTAACCATTGGGTAACACTAGCTTCTTGAATGCCCATACTATACCATGTACTACCCCTATTTTGGCACATTTGATTGATATTAGGTCTTGTTAAATTTTGTGATAATCCACTAGCAACTCTAACATCTGCAATACTACTAAATTTATCTTCACTAGTATTCATTACCTGACTATCGTCTGTGATATATGCACTAGCTGAAGTATCATATATACAACCATCGAATGCTGGGAGCATTATATAATCTCGCTCAAGTCCATTTGATAGTCCTTTAGTAAATGCTGGAAAACATTTAAATCCAGTTCTAGGTGTAGAACATATATAGTAATTGGCTTTTCTTACATGGTAACCTATTCCGTCTGTTTGTGGCTCTAGCACCAACGGCACCATCTTATAATAGAATTTAGGTTGATATACCATTACTTGACCATTACTACCGTCTTCCTTATAACCACTATCACCATAGTATGCATTAATTGTACCATCATCAGCTACATTACATCTTTTTCTACCACCAAAGGGGGTAAATTTATCAAAGTCACTTCCCTGACTTAATCCAACTGCGCCAGCTAGTCTAGTAAATGTTTTGTTTCTCCAATCGCAGCATACACCTACAATTTCACTATCAGCATATCCTACATAGCCTTGCAAGTCAGCTACAACATTTGACACGTCACTAATTTTACTAGTATTATTAGCAATATTAGTAGTATTAGTTGCAACATTTGATTGTAATGTGGTGACTTTAGTAGAACTACTTAAAATATCATCAATTACTGTTTTAATTTCAATATTCGCCATAAATAATTCTCTCCTTCATTAATATACTAAAACACTACCATTATAAGTAAGTGTATTGCTATTATTTACAAGATAAGAGTTAAAAAATACATTACCAGTATAAGATAAATCTTTACTATTAAGTATTAGATTCCTACCTCCTATTGCTAAATCAGCTACATCCTCTCCATTGGAGAGTTTAATCTCACCTAAATACACATTATTATCTATATGATAAAATGTATCTTCATCTTTTGTTGTCAAAGCATCGTATTTAGTTTGAGTTCCTTTCTTGAATTTTACATTGTATGCCATTATTTTTCCCCATTACAAAATAAATAAATAATGGAGTTATTTTATAATTTAATATTAATAAACATAACTCTTATTTATTTATTTATTTATTAAACTATCTATTTTTTCTGTTAACTCGTTAATTTGTTTTTGCTGCCTTTGAATTAAGGCTGTATTAATTGCGATAAATTCTTCATATCGCAAACTATAAACGTACTCTGGATTGCCATTTTCATCCAAGACTTCAACATCTTCAGTTTCTTCTTCTTGAACAATATTACCATCTTCATCTAATATAGCCTCTTTAATGACTCTTGTCTCTGTTTTTTTGTCTTTACAGAATCCCGCAAAATCTAATGCGGTAAGACCATATTTATCTAATAATTCTTCAACGTCTTGGGAAATGAATCCAACGTGTGTTCTGTTGCTTGTATTATCTATAAATTTAAATGACTTAGGTTGAAGTTCAAGCATCAAATCTAAATATTTATCATCAAGATTTTCAATATCTTTTTTAAGGTTTTTGTCAGAAGTCGTGCTAATAGCTGAAGAAAAATAGCCAGTATCCCATCTGTAAGAACTTCTTCCTAACATTGATTGTCCTGATGTTGCAGGTCTAAGTGCAGAACCTGCAAAATCTGTACCATTGGTATTCTCGCCTGTGCTACTTAATCTTACAATTATATCCTTTACTGCATTTAAAATAATATATTCAGTACGTCCATCTGTTGTTGTTCCTCCTATTGCTGTTACTGCATCTCCGCCACAGGCAGGTACACTAGCGGCAATATTAGAGCTTGAAAATTCATTAGTGGCATAATAAGAACCTATATAAATAGAATTATAACAATTTTTATTACCAAACTTTAAATTATTTCTAGATATTCCTTGACTTTTTCCACTTGCACTACTAGTAAGGTCTGCATAATTTGTTAGACTAGTATTAATTAATTCAGCCCCATTTCCGCTAATACCTATGCCTAAATTAAAATTAATACTTCTTTGACCTATATTACCAGTATGAAGTACAGGATAATTACGATAATCAATTCCACCCGAATCTGCAGGAGGGCTTACAACATTAGGCACGCATATCTTAATAGTTTCATTTCCAAAATATTCATTACCATCACTATCATCAGTCCACGTCTTCCCATCCGCATTTATGCCAGAAGAAATAAGAACCTCCCCTGTATGATGAAATTGTCTAGTTGCTTTTGTTTGTCTTCCACTTTCTGCCTGATAAGCACCTATCCATAAATTTGAACTGTTATCACAGATACCTGGATATTTTTTCCCTGTGCTATCTGTTAAGATCAACCCCATACTTGTGTTATTCATAATGAGTTCTGAATCATTATTTAAAACAATATTTCCATCAGCCATTGAAATATTAGATTGTTTAACTGTAATTAAATCTGTAAGTTCTACCGCTGTAGAGTCCCATTCTATTGAAAGCCATTGTGGAGCCGCATTATGGCAATGATTAACTTGTAAATAATTTCCATTGGCAGCATAATGATTAACAACAACTCCATATGTATAATCATCTATTTTATTAAGATAAATATTTCCATATGTGCTATAACAATGGTTTTCTACATAAGGAGCTTGTCCGCTTCCTGTAGATACACGAAAATATAAATTTGTATGTTCTCCTATACTGTAAGTAACATCTAACACTAAAGGGCCATAGGGTGCAGAGTTAGTAGTTTGCTCTATAAAATTCTCTGCAATATGGATTTTAGCAAATTGTACCTGACCTTGTATAGAACTATCTTTTATTCTATAAACATAAGAATTTCCTTTTACCTGTAAATCCCCTTCATATACCCCATTGGTATAATAGCTATTTCCCAATTCCGGATATATAACATTGGTATTGGCAGAAATATCGCTTGCATAATTTTGGTCCATCCATGTTACATTGATCCCAACGCCATCTTTTAAGGGATTTGGATTGTAATATCTTACCACATAAAAATAAGCATCTGATTCTACATTAGTAACTAAAGCATATTGTCCAGTACTTTGCTTAATTAAACATAAACCAGTAGTTAATCCATAATAAGTAAAATCTACGTCATAAGAAATATAATTTAAAAAATAAATACTAGATTGAGATGCTCCAGTAGAAATAACCTCAAACATAAGAGGTTGATTATTTTGCAGGTTAGAAGATTTTTTTGTAAAATCTATCATAGCCAATATTTTATAATCAGCAATATCACCAGTTGTATTTTTTGTTACTTTATGTACATAGCTACCTTGTGTTTCAACAATAGGACCAGTTATGGTTCCGCCTGATAAAGGTAAATAATCTTCACTACTGTCATCATTAGTTAATTTTAATTTTCCTAAATAAGCATCTTGCGGGATATCATTATCATCTTTTGTTAAATAAAAAGTTAAATCATCTATTTCATTATTAGTTAATTTTGTATCATAGGAGGATTGTTTTCCTTTATAAAAATTTACTTCATTAGCCAATTTATTGACCTCCTTATTAAAAAAATTTCCGTCTAGTATATTATAAAACTAGACGGAAATTAATTAATTTAAGCTACCCAATAAATTAGAGTGAACCCCAAGTAAGAGCTGTATCAGTATAAGCTTTTGCGGAAGTGAGTGCAGAGGATGCCGCACCGCTCGCATCATACTTCGTAGAATCAACAGTAACAGATACACTAGTAAGTTTACCATCTGTTTCAACTACGCTTGCAGCTACATATCCATTAGAACTTGCGGAAGTCTGCGATACAGTAGCATCCAAAGCAGCTATCTTTGTAGCAGCAGTACCTGCGGCGTCATAAGCTGTACTAGCTGTGTAAGCCGCACTGCCTAAGCCTTTAACAGAAACATTTGTACCATCAACCGCAATAGTACCATTAGTAGTACCGGTTGTAACAGACTGAACTGCAGTTCCCGCTTTAGTAATAGCTGTTTGAAGTGTGCTATCTAATTTAGCTGTTGTTACCGCACTATCAGCAATTTTAGCTGTTGTTACAGCATTACTAGCTAAATAGCCTGAACTAATGCTACCTGAAACTAAATCAGCACTAATAACATTAGTATCGCTAACAGTAAGCTGTACTCTTGCCGCGCCGCTTGCCGCAGTATAAACATCGCAAAGGTCTTTTACATTAATATAAATAGGTGTTGACTGATTAGCGATAACTAATGCGATATAAGTACCAGCATCTTGACCTGTTGGATTAACAACAACAGAACCGGAAGTTACTACTAAATCTTTTGGTATATCAATTTTACCTACTTCGGAACCACCTTGAGATACAACATATGTCTTGAGGTATCCAGATGTAGGTGTAGCGGCTGTAGTAAGAGTTACCTTGCTATTGGTTGCTGCGTTAGATGCGGCGGTTGCAGCACTTGCCGCCTTATCAAAGACCTCGTTTACCGCAGTAACTAAATCAGTCTTTGAAGTGGTTTTTAAACTAGAAAGAGTACCGATAGCAGAATTAACTGTAGATAAATCAGTCTTGTCTGCAATGAGCGTTGTGCCTAAATATAACGCTCCGGTATCAGTAATGAAATAGAGAGTATTACTATCCTTTGTAGATAAACTAGAATATCCGGAAGCAGTACCCTTTACAAACTTAACATTATAAGCCATGAAAGCCTCCTTAAATTTTAATCACAGGAACCCCATTCGGAAGCTCCCAAACTTGTATATTCTGTATCATTCCATTTATAAATAGAACTATCCGTTACATACAAGATTTTTTCTTGTCCTTGGTCTGGTAGATCAGTATCATCATTAAAAAATAATACAACATCTTTTTGGTTGGTAATTACTACCTTATCTTGCAAGCAAGTGTCATCATCATAAAATGTAATTGAATAACGACACGCTTCCCCATCTTCATACACTTCAAATGTAGCAATTTTTTCTGAAGTGACTACATCTTGTGTTATTTGAACTAACACCGGTACATCTGTTGTTTGAGTATCAGCTATTGAAGTATATTGATAATTACCAGTAAGGATATAATTACCATAATCTAATGTATTTAGAACTATAGGACTATCTTCAGTTCCATTCACATTAGGAATTGGAGTATTAAGTAAATCATTATAGTCTATAGTTTTAGATGCAGAACTTATAAGTTTTTTGCATAATGCATATGTAACAATATCCACTACTTAATCCCTCCCTTTAAATAAGCATCCACTCTCGATTATTATTTAACATATATACATTAGATGTTTCAATAACAATGCAAGAGCTTCCAGGAGCAACAGTAGTAGGTAAGTTTGCTACGTCAGCTTCACTATCTGCCGCAAATTCAGTAATATATGCAGTAAAATGATCACCTTGTTTCATTATATTAAACATAACAATATAATACCTACCTTTCTGAAGTTTTTTCTACACTTTGTATCAAAAAAGTCCAAAGGAATTTATTCAATCTTGTCCTAAAAAATAATATTTGATTTTTAATAAAAATTATAGTATAATAAATATATAAAATTTAAAGGAAAATAAAATAATGAATAAACATTATGCAATAGCAGATTTACATGGAATGCACTCTTTATGGCAACAAATAAGAGATTATTGTGATGAAACTGATGTAATATATTTTTTAGGAGATGCTTGTGATAGAGGCCCCGATGGAATAAAAATTATTCAAGAATTGTTAATAGATGATAGGGTTATTTATTTAAAGGGCAACCATGAAGAATTTATTACACAAAGTACTAAGGGAAATTACACACTTTGGTATCAGAATGGCGGCGACCGCACTATTTTAGATTTTATAGATTTGTCTATAGATAAGCAAATGGAATTAATAGATAACCTTAATAAACTTCCAGAAGAAATGACGTATATTAATACAAAAGGACAAAAAATTATAATGACTCATTCAGGCTATTATCCTTTTAACCAAGAGGAAATAAAAGATATGGAATATAATCCATTCTTATGGGATAGACTACATATTTATACTAACTGGTATGGTAAAGAGAATGAGTTTATAGTGCATGGGCATACCGGAGTTAAATATCTATTAAATGCACTTAATTTTGCTTTAGAATTTTGCGATAAACCAAAATTAAAAGCACCACTAACAGATGAAGTATTAAATTATTGCGATGGTCATAAATTTTGTTTAGATCTAACTAGCGCATTTACTAATAAGATTGCTTTATTTGACCTTGATGAATTAAAGGTTGAAAAATATTTTACAATAGGAGAAAAGTAATAAATGGATTTTACATTAGATAAAAAGTCTATTATTAATAGATTAAAGGAACATTGGGGCTATGCTGCGGCAAGCATCCCTAAGGAGCGTATTCTAGGTATATAATAAACCATATTTTGGACAAAATTATGGAATTTATCTTTTTTCTATTTTTATATTATAGTATCAAAATAGAAGGAGAAAACGTAAATGAATAATAATGATATAAAAGTAATACTAGAACAAAAAAAGAATGAGATAAATAAATTAAATCTTATTCCTTTTGGTCAAGCTAAAGACTTAACAGGACAAATTTTTAATGATTTGTATGTTATTGGAAGAGATGGAACTCCTAGAGAGGGACGTCCTAGAACTTATTTATATTGTATGTGTTTACGATGCTCAGAACATAATATTATATCTGTTATGCGAGATAATGTTATAAGTAATAAAATCAAAACTTGTGGATGTTTGCGTAAAGATACTGCTCAACAGCATATTATCAATATAAATCATCAAAGAAAAATAGATTTAACTAATAAAATTTTTGGTAATTTGCAAGTAATAAAAGAATCATTAGCTAAAAAAATTCTACAGATAATCATATATACTGGGAATGTAAATGTTTATTATGCAATAGAGAGCAACCTTACATAGTAAGAACAGACCAATTAACTTCTGGATTAACAACGTGTTGTAATGATTGTAGTTCTCAAATGTCCATGGGAGAAATAGCTGTTGTCCAATTATTAGAAAAAAATAATTTAGTTTATATTTTTCAAAAAAACTTTTGATACTTGTAGATTTTTTGACACTGGAGCATTAGCTAAATTTGATTTTTATATACCAAAGAATAATTATCTTATTGAATATGATGGAATACAACATTATAAATATAATGATTATAAATGGAATATTGAAGAAAATTTTAAAAAAATTCAAGAACACGATAATTATAAAAATCAATGGTGTAAAGAAAATAATATTCCATTAATAAGGATACCTTATACGCATTTAAATAATTTATGTATTGAGGATTTATTATTAGAAACAAGCAAATTTATTATATAAGGAGAAAATTAAATGGAATATACATCTGAATTTGAACAGCTCATTCGACATAAAACTATGGATAGATTACATCAACATCTAGAATACGCAAAACAACAAGGTTATAATGAAGAAAATATACTTGGAATTTTTTGTTACGGTTCACAAAATTATCATTTCGCTAACCGAGATAGTGATATTGACAGTAAATTGATTATTTTGCCTACTTTTGAAGATATATGTTTACATGAAAAATGGGAGTCAAAAGAACTTCATTTTGAGGATGAACATATCGAAGTAAAAGATATTAGAGAATTAAGATTAATGTTCATGAAACAGAATATTAATTTTCTTGAAATTTTATATACAGATTATTTTATTCTTAATCCTAAATATGAAGAATTATGGAATCAATATTTTGTATCCAATAGGGAAGATATCACACATTATGACATTGATAAGACTGTAAAAAGCATTAGCGGGCAAATTAAACATACATTATCTTATGTAGAATTAGACAACAAAAAAATTTATAATGCTTGGAGATTAACCTATTTCTTAGATATGTATTTGCAGGGTAAAGATTATATTGATTGTATTAGACCACAAGGTATTATGCATAGTACATTATCTTTAATTAAAAATAGTAATAGTGTAGATATTGAAGGAGCTAAACAAGGTATTTATGAATTATTAGATAGAGTTTTAGATAAAGATGCGGGAGTTGCTCATGAGCTCCGAACCAGGGCTGCCGCAATTATGGAAGAAGGAGTGATGCAAATAATCTATTCTTCTATTGTTAATCCCACTATTAATATTTCAAAGAAAGAATTTTTTGAGCATCTTACTAACGCAGAAAGAAAAGCCTATGAAGCTATCATTGATGAAATAGGATACGAGGGTAATATTACCATATCTAGGTTAGTAGAGCAGACCTGCATCTCCCGCCCGGTATATAATAATTTAATAACAAAAATGAAAGAATTAAAGGTAGCAACAGTACAAAATATGGGTATGAAAGGTACTTATATAAAAATTACTAATCCTAATTTAAAATCTTAATTGATTTTTTATAAAAATTATATTATAATAATTATAGAAAATAAAAAAGAAAGGAAGTATTAAGTATGAACACACGCAAACAAATTAAACAAAACCAACGTAAAATAAATAAAAAAATTCGTACCTTAAATAAAAATATTGCGCAAGATCCTCTTTGGAGAGGTCGCTTTGTTATGCATCAGGTCAATCGTCACGTTGAAGTATTTGAAGATAAGTCGGGTACTTATACTTCTGTTGTCGTTATGCTTATTGACAAAAAGACTGAAACTGTCATAACTAAATATATTGATTTTGGATGCGGGGATGGAACTTATTTTGGATACCTCTTATTTTGCGCTATGAATAGTTTTATTGTAGAAGACCTTGATGTATGGTCAAATAGAAAAGATATTGAAGAGGATACAACTGACTATAATAAAATAAAAATTACTGATTGGAATTACTATTGGGAAAAGAGGATAAAATAATGATCCGAGATGATTTGGGCAATAGAATGAAAAACTATGAGAACATACCTAAAATTAGTTTAATGCGGCGGACGCCTGTGGCGATTAGGCTAGATATGAGAGCAGGACACACTTTTACTAAAGGTTTCTGCAAGCCGTTTGATAAAGTGTTTATGGAGTCTATGCAAAAAACCATGAAGTATCTTTGTGAGAATATTGCGGGATGTGTAGTAGGATACACTCAAAGTGATGAAATTACACTTATTCTAACTGACTATGAAAAATTAGAAACGCAAGCTTGGTTTGATAATCAGCTAGAAAAGTTAGTAAGTATTAGTGCGTCTATGGCTACTCTTGCTTTTAATAAAGCATTTACCGCAAAGGTAACGAATTTAATTGCAGATTATGAATGTCAAGCTTCAAAGGGCTTTCTAAGTGCGGAAATACAGCAAGAAATAAATAAATATTGTGCTAAATTGCAAACTGCCGCAGATAAAGGTGCTATGTTTGACTCTCGTGCATTTAATATTCCAAAAGAAGAAGTTACCAATCTGATTTTATGGCGGCAGCTAGATGCAATACGTAACAGCATTAACTCTGTAGGACAGGCTAATTTTGCACATAAGGAATTGCAAGGTAAGTCAAGTAAAGAAGTTAAACAGATGCTTTTGGAGCAAAAGAATATAGATTGGGATAAGCTTCCTATTACTCAGCAGAGGGGTAGTTGTTGTATAAAAAATGAATATATTACTACTCCAGATTTGCAGACAAAGCTACATCATTGGATAATTGATAATAATATTCCTATTTTTAAAGGTGAAGATAGAGCTTATATAGATAAAAAGGTGGGTTTGTAACTCACCTTTATTTTTATAAAAATTTATATTATAATATATATAGAAATAAAAAAGGAGTATAATAAAAATGAAACCAAAAATATATATTTTGGGTGATATACATGGGAATTGGCGTCCTGTAAGAGCCTTTTATCAACGAAATAAAGATGATAAAGAATATAATGAAGCAGAAAAAGTAATAATTTTACTTGGTGATGCAGGATTAAACTTCTTTTTTAATCACAGAGATGAAGATACTAAAAAGAAATTAGGAACTTATCCTTTTACTTATTTTTTAGTTAGAGGAAACCACGAAGAAAGACCTAGTATTTGTATGGAAAAAGAGTCTGATAAATGGCATACTGAAACATATTTTGGTAATACTGTATATGTAGAGAATAAATTTCCTTATATTAAGTATGCTCTTGATGAAGTTGCTGTATATGATATTAATGGTTATAAAACAGCTATAATTCCAGGTGGTTATTCTGTCGATAAATACCGTAGACTAGAACTAAATTGGTCATGGTTTCCCGCAGAACAGCTGAGTGAACAAGAGCAATCTGATGGTATTTGTATATTTGAGAAAGAAGATTGGAATGTTGATTTAGTATTGTCACATACTTGTCCATTCACATTTCAGCCAACTGATTTATTTTTATCTGTAGTAGACCAGTCAACAGTAGATACTACTATGGAAAGATATTTAGAACAAATAGAACGTAATTTAAATTATAAACTTTGGTTATTTGGGCATTTTCATAGCACAAGAATTTATCCTAAAATAGAAAATAAACAAATAATAATGCTTTTTAATGATAAAGCTATAGAATTAGAAAATATTATTCATGGTGAAGAAATTAAATTTTTATAATGAGGTGAATTTATTATGACACAGAAAGAAATTTTTGTAAAGTTAGCAGAGGCTTATATAGATGATTTTAATAAAACAATAAACTTAGATAACGCTTTATCTTCTTTTGGTTTGTATGTTACAAATGAAAAGAATATTTTTGTTGGTGCAATAGAAAGTATACTAGAAGAAATGACTGGTAGTGAATATATTGTTGAAACATTGCTACAGTATGCGCAAGGCGTTGATGTTTATTTTTATATTCTTGAAGATGAAGAAGAAAAAGAAGTTATTTGCACATCAATAGAAGATATTTATGATGCGACGATGAAGCTTCAAGGAAAAGAGGAATAGAGACTTATGTTAAATTCAGAGGGTACTAGAGAACTCGTATATACAGTTAAAATAGATGCGATTGAACCACTTCCAGGGTATGATAGGGTAGAGTCTGCTATTGTTGGCGGTTGGCGAGTTGTAGTGCGAAAAGGACAATTTAAACCCGGTAATTATGCTATATATTTTGAAATAGACTCAAAAGTTCCTGAAGTAGAGCCATTTTTATTTCTTGAACCTAAACATTTTAAAATAAAAACTCAAAAGATGTGTAAGTCTATTTCACAAGGATTACTTATGTCTTTTAATGACTTTATTATAGATGGTAATGCACCAGATTGGTTACAGAGATTGCAAGATAAAGTTGAGCAAGGCGGAAATATTGAGCATGAATTTTTGACTGCGGCTTTAGATGTAACTTATGCAGTTGCGGAAGATAATCAAAGAAAAGCGGTGCCCGCAAATAAATATAAGAAAATGGCACAGCGACACCCAGAGATATTTAAAAAATCATGGGCAAAATGGCTTATGAAAAGAAGTTGGGGTAAAAATTTAATGTTCCTTTTCTTTGGAAAAAGGAAAGATAAAAAGAATCCGTGGCCAGAGTGGGTGAAAAAAACCGATGAGGAGAGGATACAGAACCTACCTCATATTCTTTCGAGCAAGGATAAATGGATAGTAACAGAAAAAATAGATGGTAGTTCTACAACTGCAACTTATAAAAGAAAAGGGAAGAAAAAGCATGAATATTATATCTGTAGTAGAAATGTAGTATTTGATAAGCCTAATAAGGGTTGCTATTATGAGTTTAATCCATACACAGAGATGTCAGAGAAATATCATTTTGAGGAAGTTCTTGGTGACTTGGTAAAAAAATATAACCTAGAGTGGGCCACTTTACAAGGCGAAGTTTACGGGACCGGCATACAGAAGCGTGATTACTCTCTTAAAGGGCACGAGTTCGCTGGCTTTAATCTTATCTTCTCGGATAGAGGACGCCTTAATTCTGTGGAGTCTGCTAAAATAATGTCAGCTTATGATATTCCTTGGGTTCCTATTTTGCATGACCATTTTAAATTATTACCAACAGTAGATGAAATGTTAGATTTTGCTACTGGAGATTCTACAATAGATAGCGGCATGAGGGAAGGACTTGTATTCCGTTCTCAAGATGGAACCCAAAGCTTTAAAGCGGTTTCAAATCAATTTTTATTAAAATATCATCAATAGTAAAATAGAGCGAGGTAATACTCGCTCTTTATTTTTATAAAAATTTATGATATAATATATACATAATAAAAAAAAGGAAAAAAATGAGATTACAGCCAATTATCACTAACTTACTTGAAAATGTATATGAATATTTAAGAAGATTTTATGATGTATTAAACAGAATCTAAGGAGAAATATTATGAAGGATTTTAATGCAAAAGAAGTAAAAGATAGATGTGTACAATGGATTAAAGATTGGTTTGAGGAAAATGGTAAAGGTTGTAATGCGGTAGTGGGAATTTCGGGCGGGAAGGATTCAACCGTGGTCGCCGCACTTTGTGTAGAAGCTTTAGGTGCAAATAGAGTTATTGGAGTACGAATGCCTAATAACACCCAAAGTGACCTATCTGATGCTATGGATATTTGCACTTATTTAAATATTTATAGTTGTACTGTAAATATTGGGGCGGCAGTTAAAGAACTTATTGCAGAAATTGAATATGAAGCAAGCTCTCTTTCAACACAGGCTACAATTAATCTCCCTCCACGTATTAGAATGGCGGCGCTTTATGCGGTAAGTCAAAGCTGCAATGGAAGAGTTGCAAATACCTGTAATAAAAGCGAAGATTGGGTAGGATATGCTACTAAATATGGAGATGGTGCAGGCGATTTTAGTCCTCTTAGTAATCTATTGGTATCAGAAGTAAAAGCTATTGGTAGAGAACTTGGACTTCCGTCATGGATGATAGACAAGGCTCCATCAGATGGTCTTTGCGGAAAGACCGATGAAGATAATCTTGGCTTTACCTATGAGACTCTTGATAAATATATCGGAGAAGGCATTGAGCCTCCCGCAGAAATAAAAGAAAAAATTGATAAATTACATAAACAGAATTTATTTAAGTTAATGCCTATGGCATCCTTTAATCCAATAAGCGCAGATTAATTTCTACACTTTATTTTTAATAAAATTTATATTATAATATATATAGAAAATAAAAAAGAAAGAAGTGTGGTTATTGTATGCCAAAAAATAAAAATTTTACTATTAGTGAAATGTATTGTACAGAATGCGGAAACAAGGGAATTGATATTCCACGTCGCGCAGGTCAACAAAGAGAGGCTGGTCATCTAAAACGTATCTATTGTTTATGTTGTTGTAAGGCGACGAACCATGCCGAGGTGCGTCCATTCGGCTCTTACCGCTACGAAGATTTTAAAGAAGAATTTGACTTAGGTAGATTTGTTAATGGTGAAAAACTTCCTATTAGTCAGTTACCAGGCTGTAAAAATCTTGAATGTAAATACAATAGAAATAGAATAGGTAAATGTTGGAACACAAATTGTTCTTGTCAATGTGAATTTCGTAATAAGGAGGGCTAAATATGAATGGAAAACTATATGTAATGATAGGAGCGCCAGGATCGGGCAAGAGTACTTGGATAGCTAATCATTCAAATCCTAAAACAGACAAGGTAATTTCAAGAGACGCTCTTAGATTTGAATTACTTGATGAAGGGGAAGATTATTTTACACATGAAGTAGAAGTCTTTAGAGAATTTGTATATTTAATTAATGAAGCAATAGAGCAAGGATATAATGTGTTTGCGGATGCTACTCATATAAGTGTGCCTTCTAGGAGCAAGTTGTTATCACGTATTGACTCTAACCCTTCTGAAATAAATGCAATTTTTATTAAGAAGCCTTTGGAAGTATGTCTTGCACAAAATGAAAATCGTAAAGATACTCAAGCTTACGTTCCTCGTTCTGTTGTTGGGAGGATGCACGCAAGCATAACTAGACCTACTTTTGAAGAAGGATTTAATAGAATATATGTAGTAGAAGATAATAAACCAATAGTAGAATATTTGGAGGAACATATTTATGACGAACATATGGCTTACTAGTGACCTTCATTTCTCACATGACCAGCCGTTCATCTGGGGGTCGCGAGGGTTCAATAGTATTGAAGAACATGATGAAGCAATTATAGAGAATTGGAATAAAGTAGTTAAAGAAGATGATATTGTTTATTGTCTTGGAGATCTAATGCTTAAAGATAATGAGCGCGGGATGGAGAAAATTCTTCGGCTTAATGGGAAAATATACGTAGCCTACGGGAATCATGACACCCTCGCCCGCATTGAAATTTATAACGAGCTACCTAATATTTATGAGGTGCAAATGGGATATCGTTTTTCTACTGGAAAGAAACAATTTATTCTTAGTCATTATCCGCAGCTCGTTGCAAATTATAAAGATATAAAACCTATCTTTTCATTACATGGTCATACTCACTCTCAAGATAAGTGGAGTGATGTATTCCATGCTTATAATGTAAATTTAGATGCTCATAACTGCACACCAGTTAATCTTGAACAAATTATTGATGATATAAATATAAAAAGAAATAAAGGAGAAATTTAGTATGACTAACGAGGATAAGAATACAGATATCGCGGTGGGATGCCTTACTCTATTAGGATTGGTATTTTTAATGTTTATTACTCCATTTCTTAATTTTGCTCTTGGTGTAATTATTGGATGGATTATTAAAATTACAATAGGTAATCTATTTATTAAGGGAATTGGAATGATTGGTATTACTCTTGCGAAAGCAGATATTCCTATTTTCTGTGGAACATTAGGTATTATTGGAAGCTTCTTTAAAACCAACGATTTTTCTTCAACTTTACAGGATGATTAATATTATAGACCTCACATTAAGTGAGGTCTTTTTTGTTTAATTTATATTATTAATTTTTAATTATTATTAGACAAAGAAAATAAGAGGTGTTTATTATGGACTTTGATAAAAATTTAACCGAAGAAGAAATCCAACAAGAGGAACAAAAATGGGCCAAGGATAAACAACTACTAAAACGAAAAATTAAAATAGAAAAAGGCAAGAGAAAACTAAATGATAAATTAAAAGATAAAAAAGAATTAACTACTACTAAAAGGTTAATTCTTTTTTTATTTATAAATTGTACTTTAATAGAAATATTTACTGGTTGGGCAACAGTAAAAAGCTTACAAATTGCGGCAGCCTCTGAATATTTATCACCTGACTTTAGTCCTCTTGTCGCTTTGATTGGAGCGGTAGTTGGTGAAGTTATTGGTTTTGGAGTCTATTCACTTAAATCAGTTAAAGAAAATTCTAAAGATGGAATTGTCTATGAGTCTGCGATGAAGGGGCTAAATAGTGTCACCAGTAATGATGATGGACTTGGTGAAGATGATGATGATTCCGCAGTTGGATAAGAAAAAAGGAGATAAAAATATGAGTTTTTTAATATCTAATTGGTTAATTATTATTATTGCTATTGCGGTGCTCGCTGCCGCAGGATATGCAATTTATGCTTTTGCAACAAGACCAACGACAGAACAGATTGAAAAAGTAAAAGAATGGTTATTATACGCAGTAACAGAAGCTGAAAAAGAACTAGGCTCTGGAACTGGACAAATTAAATTACGTTATGTTTATGATATGTTTATTGCTAAATTTACATGGCTTGCTAAGATTATCCCTTTTGATCAGTTTAGTACTTTAGTAGACGAAGCTTTAGATAAATTTAAAACAATGTTAGAACAAAACGAAAACGTAAAATCTTATGTAGAAGGAGATAAGTAATATGGAATATACAAATAGTTCATTAATAGGATGTACAATCAAGAGTCCTAATCATAGTGGAGCTAGAACTCATACTATTGATAGAATTACACCTCACTGTGTAGTAGGACAGCTTACTGCAGAGTCAATTGGCAGCATCTTTACTCCTACTAGTAGAAAAGCTAGTTGTAACTATGCAATAGGTAAAGATGGTAAAATTGTATTAGTAGTAGATGAAGCTAATAGAAGCTGGTGTTCAAGCAGTAGTGCAAATGATCAGAGAGCAATTACTATTGAATGTGCTTCTGATTTAACAGCACCTTATGCTTTTAACAATACAGTTTATAATAAATTAATTGAATTATGTACTGATATTTGCAAGAGAAATGGTAAGAAGAAATTACTTTGGTTAGGAGATAAAAATACCGCATTAAATTATACACCAGCAGCAGATGAAATGGTACTAACAGCACATCGCTGGTTTAGTAATACAGCTTGTCCAGGTGATTGGATGTATGGTAAGCTTGGTGATTTAGCTACAAAAGTAACGGCAAAATTAAATGCGGCAACCGTGTCTACAAGCGCGGAAGCTAAGACTAGTAGCTCTACTAAGGCAGTTACTACGACTACACAATCAAGCACTGCTGCTTCAAGTTATAAAGTAAAAGTAACAGCAAGCGCGTTAAATATTAGAAAAGGCCCTGGAACTAAATATGCAATTACTGGTGTAATTAAAGACAAGGGTACTTATACAATTACAAAAACTTCTGGTACTTGGGGATATTTAAAATCTGGCAAAGGTTGGATTTCACTGAATTATACTAAGAAAGTTTAATATTCAAAGTGGGTAGCGTAAAAGCTACCCACTTAATTTTTTGCTTATTTTTATTCTAATAAAAAAAATTTTTTAAAACGGTTTGACTTTCTCTGAAAAATATGATATAATAATATTAGAATAAAAAATAATATAGTTTACAAACAGCAAATTATGAAAGAAAATTATAAAAATTAGAATATAAAAATTGACTTAATATTTTATAATAATATATAATTAGATTAGTATAATATAGGATCTAGAATTTAGTTTTCTTTTGTTTTATTCCTTATATAAATATGATATCATAAAATTTTTAAAAAGTCAAGTAAAAATTTTTAATTTTTTAATATTTGAAATTTAATAAAAATTATGTTATAATATAATAAAAAAATAAAAA